TGGGGTGGCGATTGGAATAAGAATTTTGAAGTGGACGATAATCAATTTGATGATTTTCCACATTTTGAACTAATGAAGGGGTTTTAAAATGGCAGACAATAATATAATAAAAGAATTATTAAATCTTGGAGTAAGTCACGCAAATTTACCTAAGAATTTAAATGAAATAGAAGGTTATGACAATCCTCTCTTAGATATATTTAATCAATCTAGTTATGCTACAGGTCATGATAGATATATGGCTATGAAGGATTATATTCAAGGTTATATTAGTCCAAGCGATAGAGATGACGCAACGAGCATATTACAAGGGTTAGTTGCCAATAATGGACATGAAAATATTGATAGAGAAATAATGTTTAATAGCGAAGAAGATTATTGGAAGAGTGTAGCAAATGAAAGACCAGACCTTAAAGAAGCAATAAATAATATAAAGAGGTTCCCAAAAGAGATAGTAGGCAATGAAGTTAGATATCAAATACCAATTCGTCATGATGATGGTTCTATTGATGAAGGTTGGCGTACAATGGATATGGCATTGCAAGATTATCCTTACATTTATCAAAGAACGGCTTTAAGTAATCCTTAATGGCAAATTTAAACCTTAATGGTAATGTCTCTAAGAACGAAGAGGTATTACATTTAGCGTACAATGATTTAATAACATTTGGAAAATTATTCTCTCCTGCTGACTATCTTGCCTCTGAGTCCCCTGGATTCCATTATGAAGTCGGCAAACTACTTTTAAATAAGAATATTCAACAATTAGCATTAGTATTGCCTAGAGACCATGCAAAATCTACCTTAGCAGCCACCGCTGTTCTTCATAGGTTTCTATTCGCCACTAAAGACCGCCCTGAGTTTATTTGCTGGATAGGTGAGGCTCAAGACCAAGCTAGAGATAACCTTGCTTGGATTCAAAATCATATTTATGAAAATCAAGCAGTACATTACTATTTTGGTGACTTGGAAGGAGATAAATGGACAAAGGACGAGTTTACACTAAAAAACGGATGCCGAATGATTGGCAAGGGTACTTCTCAAAGATTGAGGGGAAAAAAGCAATTATCGACAAGATATACAGGAATGATACTTGATGACTTCGAATCAGAGTTAAATACTAAAACTCCTGACTCCCGACGCCAAATTAAAGAATGGGTAACTGCTGCGGTTTATCCTGCTATAGATTTCGATAAAAACGGCTTTTTGTGGTGTAATGGTACAATCGTCCATTACGATGCATTCTTAAATGGTCTCGTTACGAAGCATCATGAATGCCAAAAAACGGGAGAATCGTTTGCGTGGGAGGTTTTTACTCGAAAAGCAATTGAAGATGGTACTCCTATATGGCCAAGTAGATGGAGTATGAAAAAACTTGAAGATAGAAAACAATTTTATATAGATTCGGGTACTCCAGCAAAGTTTTACCAAGAATACATGAATCAGGCGAAATCACCTGAAGACCAAATATTTAGTGAGGAGGATATTAATAATGGTATGTATAAAGGGAATGTGCGATTTGATGAAGGATATAATTCGTGGTATATCAAACAAGATGGAGAAGATAAGGAGTATATCAATATCTACATTGGTGTGGACCCTGCCTCGACGACTACTACTCATAGTGATTATTCTGTTATTATGGTTATTGGCGTCACTGCAGAGTATGATTATTATATTATTGAGTATTGGAGACAAAGAGTACTCCCAATGGAGTGTGCCGACAAGATATTTGAAATTGCAAAACGATACGACCCGATTAGAAGAATAAATATAGAAACAATTGCATATCAAGAGATGTTACGTGATTATGTAATGAAAAAGAGTAAAAAAGAAGGATTATTCTTACCAGGGATTGAGAAAGGAATAAAAGGTTATGGAAATCAAAAAAAGAAAGATAGATTGTTTGAAGGACTTCAACCAATGTTTAAAGCGGGTGCTGTCCATATCAAAAAAGATATGCATGAGTTTATTGGAGAGCTTATTGACTTTCCTAAAGGCTCTCACGACGATACTATCGACGCTTTCTGGTTGGCTACGCAATTCGCTAGGGGTAATTCAAAAGCGGGGAAAACAAAGAAAAAGATGAAAGATAAGCATGGAAATTGGTATAAACCAAAGAAAATCTATGATTGGATGACTGGAGCGAGAATAAAATGATAGGATATATATATAAAACTGATATATATTACGTGATATGATTCAGGAAGATTTTAGAGCAAAAGAGATAAGAGAACTTTACAGAAGGTGGGATGACGCCAGAAAAGACTGGGATACTGCTGCTAGAGAAGATATTGACTTCTATTTAGGAAATCATTTTAGTGAAAATGAAATAGATGAGCTAGGAATGAGAAATCAGTCCGCTGTTCCGATGGATAGACTTTATTCAGCAATTGAACAGTTTAAAGCGATTATAACATCCAAACCGCCTAAGTTCTCTGTTGTAGGGAGAGAAGATTCTGACAATAAACTTGCCAATGTATGGAAAACATTGCTTGAGTATATATGGGATATCTCTGATGGTGATGAGGTATTTAAACAAGCGGTTCATGACTATACAATAACTGGTTTAGGTTATTTTTATGTTTATATTGATAAAGAAGCCGATTTTGGACGAGGTGAAGTAAAGTTTACTAGCTTGAATCCATTTAGAGTTGTTGTCGACCCTAATTCAAGAAAACGTTATTTTGATGATGCGACGGGTATGATGGTTTCAACGATATTTACAAAGTCTCAATTACTTGACTTATATCCTCAATTAAATGAGCCATCTGAGGAGGACCAAGATAAAAAACTAATAGATTTTATAGAAACAGATTCAGATGAAGAAGATTTTCCATCTGCTGATAATACTAGAACATCACAATCATTTACTCCTGATGTAGTTAAAGATAATGATACTTTTGAAATAGAAAAGTATAGATTGATTGAATCATATTCAAAAATTAAAGTTCCATATTATAGAGTTATGGATTTGCGTAGTGAACAAGAGCAAGTACTTACTCAAGAACAATTTGCTATGTTTATGGAGCAAGAAGAAGTTATTGCAGCAAGAGAAAGAGGAGAGCTTGATTTTGCTGAAGTAATGCAAACAAGAATTAAATTAACATGTATTATTGGTCAAATTGTTTTATATGAACATGTTTTAGATACAGATATATATCCAATTATTCCAGTACCAAATATATGGACGGATACTCCGTATCCAATGAGTGATGTAAGAAAAAATAAACCATTTCAAAGGTTTCTCAATAAGGTGGTGTCATTAATCACCTCACACGCACAAGCAAGTTCAGGGCTTAAACTACTCATCCCACAAGGAAGTGTCCAAGATATTGAAGAGTTAGAACGAGATTGGGCAAATCCGAACGCTACCATAGAATATGACCCATCTTTTGGGGAACCACATTTTCCATCACCTCAACCATTAGCAGGTTCAATAATGCAATTGCCACAATTAATTGAAAAATATATTGACTTGAATATGGGTATTTTCGAAATGATGCAAGGAAATGCCGAAGTAGCACCAAGAACATCATCAGCAACTATGATGATGGAAGATTTTGGTCAAAGACGTTCAAAGTCTAAATTAAGAGATATTGAGGGTTCTCTTAAAAGATGTGGCAAGGTTGTATATAATTTAGCTAAAAGTCATTATACTCATCAAAAAACAATAAGAATTGCTCAACCGAATAATGATTTAACTGAGTTTATGATTAATCAAAGAATGTATGATGATAAGACAAATGAAATTATGACCATTGAAAACGATATATCTTTAGGTCAATTCGATGTAAGAGTAATTGGAAACTCAACAATGCCGTCTAATAAGTGGGGAGAATGGCAAATATACATGGAAGCTTATCAAGCTGGTTTAATTGATAGGAATGAAGCATTGAAGAAAACAGAAATATTTGATAAAGAAGGTGTCTTGCAAAGAACTGATGAAGTTAGTAAATTACAACAGTATATACAGCAGTTAGAAGACCAGTTGAAGAATGTTAGTGGTGATTTACAAACTGCTCATAGAGAATCAATTTCTGCAAGAAAAAGAACTGAAGTAGAGAAATTCAAAGGTAAGTTAAAAGAGACTGAGCTCGAACAAAAGTCTGGAACTAAACTTACCCTAGGAAGACTCCGAGATGCGGTGAAACTCGAATCGGAGAAATTACGCTTAAACAATGATGCGAATAAGCGTGGTGAAACTCAAAACAACGAGAAATCGTAAAAGGAAGGTGTAAAATGACAGACGCATATAATAGTGGACATCAAGTTGGTGAAACCACTGATAATGTAGGGCAAGATGTAAATGGGGAAACTCAAGAGAATTCTACTAATTGGGAAGAACAAGCAAAGTATTTCCAAGGTGAAAAGGATAAACTTTTTGAGGAGAACAAAAGGCTAAAAGGTTATGAGGAGATTGGAAAGTTTTTGGAATCTCGTCCTGAAGTTGTTCAAATGATTGATGCAGCTTCAAGAGGGGGTCAACCACAAGCACAACAACCACCTAAACTAGAACTTAGTCCTGATGAATTTGACCCGTGGGAAGCCTATAATGACCCATCATCTAAATCGTATCAATTCCGTCAACAGGAATTGCAAGGTGCCATTAGTAATGCAGTTGATAAAGCAGTAGGTGAAAGCACTGCGGAACAAAATGCAAAACAAGGAATGGTTAACTTAACAAATGAATTACGAAATCGTGGATTCAATGATGAGCAAATAAAAGGATTTATGGACTTTACAAGTAAAAATCCAGCTGATTATGGACTTGACACAGTAATTCAAATGTACAATGCTGTTGAAGGAGGAGATGCAAATGTGATTCCTTCTAGTGGACTAGATGGCGTTCGAAACACTCAAAATCAACCTACTCCTGGTGGGATACTTGATGGTCAAAAGCCTCAAATGAAAAATGAAGATGAAGAGATGTTTAAGAGAGTTATCGGTGCAGGAGGTGTCGGGAATAGATTACCTTAATAAACAAATCCTACTTGAAGGTCTAAGGACAGTTGATAGAGGATAAATTGGAGAAATAGTCATGGCAAATAGTGCAAATACAATTCGAACTGGGTCTTTATCTAGTTCGGGTGCTGCAACTACTATTGCTAATGCACATGCAGCCGTTCATGGTGTTGCAGGTGACCAGAGACGTTTATACGACTGGAGCGATAGAGTAGCAGAACTAGCACCAGATGAATCTCCATTTTTTGTATATTTAAGTAAGGTTAGCAAAGTTCCAACAACAGACCCAGTTTTTCGATTCTTAGAAAATCGTTCTAAGATTGACTGGACATCCAGAACTTTTAATGCACAATCTGCGTTAACAGTAACAGCTGGTGTAAGCGGTCAGGTTCAATTTGAAAATGGCAGTGACGCTAGTGTTGATTGGCTATTAAAAGGAATGGTTGTATCTGTGGAAGTTGTGGCAGGCAAATCACATGCAATTGTAAGAATAGATTCAGTTTCACACGAATCATCATACTCAACATGTCAAGTTACATGTTTAAGTGTTGGTAATTCAAGTGAATCTGGGTATAATGCAATTGCAGATGGTGATGAGTGCCAAGTCATTGGAACAGCTTTTGAAGAAGGTTCAGGGTCTCCTGATGTATGGTCTAAATCTCTTGATGATGATTATGGTTATACACAAATCTTTAAAACTGCAGCTGAAATGACAAACACAGCAATTGCTACCAATTACAGAGGATATGCAAACGAATGGGATAGAATCTGGAATTTAAAACTAAGAGAACACAAAGTAGATATCGAAAGAGGTATGCTTTTCGGTCAAAAAGGAAGACAGAATGGAGTTCAATCTTCAGCTGGTCTTGTAGGTGATATTATAGTAAGAAGACAAGCTCAAACACCTGGAGCCATTACATATAGTTCTGGCAATCCATATTTTGCAGCAGCAGCTTCTACTGCAATTACTTACGATACATTCCTAAGTGACTTTGAAGTCTTCTTTGACCCTGCAAGGGGTGGAGGAAGCTCTAAACTTGCTTTAGCAGGTCTACCTGTGATTTCTTATTTCAACAAGTTAGGTGCAGGATTCGTAACAAAAAGTTTAGAGACAGAAGCCGAAACGGAATCTCAATCTAATCTTTACAATTTCCAAGCATCTAACAGAGATGGTGCATTTGGTCATAAAGTTATGATGGTTAATACTGTTCATGGAGACTTGAACATTATTAGAGAGCCTTTATTTAGAGGTCCTTCTTCTGGATTTCTATTAATGGCAGATATGAGTCAACTTGCTTATCGACCACTTGTTGGAAACGGATTAAACAGAGATACACACATTATTACTAATGTTCAACAGGCTGATGAGGATTTAAGAAAAGACATGATTCTAACAGAAGCAGGTCTTGAAATCACCATCCCCGAAACCCATATGCTGTATTCATTTACAGACTTATAAGGAGGATATTGAATAATGAGAAGTGATTATCTTAATGAAAATAGTTCTTTGGGGGGTTCTTATGTTAAAAAACTCAAGAAAATTACCGAGAACTATACAGTAACAGAAGCAGATGGAGGTAGTACATTATTGGTTAATCCCACAGCTACTACTGAAATCGATTTACCAACTGTAGGCGATTTGCCTCCAGGCTGGAATATATCAATAGTATTAACTGAGGATACGTTCTCTACTGACGAAGGTATGGGTCAGAAAGTTAATATTGATTTTAATTCTGGTGGTACAATTAACGGACAAACATGGGGTTCAGATGGCGATGCAGGTGATGTATCGGCAACTGGTGATGACTTTATTGCTTGTTCTGCAAATTGTACTGGCGGAGATAGATTTGATATTTTCTCAGATGGTAATATATGGTATGTTCATGGATGGGTTCGAGATGCATCTGAATGTCCATTTGCAGCTGCTGCTGGCTAATCCGAATCAATAAGGATTAATAGTTTTGTAGAACTATGGGAGCTATCGATAAAGGGTGGCTCCCGAATCTACTAAGATTTTTTAATAATAATAAACAGGAGAAAGAAATGGGAATGTACCCAGGTGGAAATATAATAAAAATAACGCCAACTGTAACAGCAGATACTTATGGTGCTACAGATGTAATATTTGATAAACAAGAAATTCCAAATATCGTACCTTCAAGAGGCGGAACTAGTTTGCTTAGAAACGTGTCAGTTCATGCTGATGTCTCTACAGATGTAGATTTAGCTATTTTATTTTTTGATAATTCGACTTCAGTAGGAGCTGTTCCAAATAATGCTACAACAGCTATTAATGATGCTGAATTTCAAGCAGCAGGTTTTATTGGAGGAATGAATCTTGATGGAGGTGAGAATGCTATTTCTATAGGCAATGGATTGCTTTATATGTCTTCGTTAGGAAATGCATCTGCAGGGGCAGTAGGTAATCTACCCTTATTATTAAGTGCAGCAGCTGGAGAAACAAGTATTTGGTTTACAGCACATACTCTTTCAGGAACACCTACATATGATGCTAATAGTTTGTCATTTACTTTTAATGTTGAATATTTAGGATAATATGTCTTACAAATCTAAAAAGCAAACAATAGGTGCAAATGATGCAGCGATAGTTTATAAGGGATAATGGCTAGAGATTATAAAGATGAGTATAAGAAGTTTCAAAAGCATAAGTCTTCATATCGTGCTAAGTTAAATAAGTATAATAGAAAGAAAGGCACATATGGAAATGGAGATGGATTAGATGCATCTCATAGCGGTGGAAAGATTAGTGGCTTTAAAAAGTCAAGTGATAATAAAGGCAAAAAAGAGAAAAGTCGTTTAAAGGGTTCAAAAAGAAAAACCTATAAAACTTATGATGCAAGGAAAAG